CTACCATTGTGTTCTATCTCTATAGTGCGAGGAATTCCGTTCTTACCGAATAGATACTTCTTAGGAACGCCAATGTAGAGGTTGTAGTTCTCCTCACCAATCTTCCATCCGTTGTAAGTTGTTTTAGCGTGATAGGTAAACATATTCTCTCCTTTATCTAAGTATACCCATACTGTTTACAATGTGTCAATACTATGTTTACTTCTCCACGCACGTAGTATGCCTAAAGTAAGCCTTTGGCTATTCCTGGCTAGTCTCCCTTCCTTGTCCTTACCTTTCCTGTATTCCTTTCTTCCTAGGCGAGCAAGCTCGTTTTTTTTTAACTTGCTTACTCTTTCGCCTGAGGTCTCTTAAGAGTTCAATCGTTTCCAAGCCTATCAATCATGTGTTTCGGGAGTTGCTTCTGGGAATCTCTTGCGAGATCGGGTTTTCATTCCCTGGTGTGCAACCAACCACTCCTGCCTACTACTTAATACTGTCTATATTGCTTTTCTAGTTCTTCTGATTCTTCTTCTGGTAAGTCAAATTCAAATCCGTTATCCAATAAAAAAACCACACGTTCTTCGTGTGATACATCTTTAATTCTTTTCTGGAAACCCTCATCTTCTGAAAGACTAAGGCACATCTCTAAACAGTCTTCAATGTTTTCTTCTCTTGTTTTCATAAAAAAACCTCTCGGGGATGGTGTCGTGTCGTATTACCAAAACTACAACACCCCTAAGAGGTCTGAATGGTAATACATTATATCCCAATAGTTTTTAACTATCAAATTAACAATAGCACCTAATTAATTATCGTGTCAATAGACAAACTATACCAATTTCTTTTCCTTTAACTTACATGGAGTACAAACTCTTGATATAGGATTCCTATAATCTGTAAACGCAAAAGAGTTAAAGGTTTCATGTGGTCCGTCTAACTCAATCCACATTTGGAATTTAATCTTACACTTTGGGCACCCATAACTCTTGCGTTGGTTTTTCATCTTAGTAATGGACTATCCTTTTTAATGTAGGTAACTCCATCTGCTTTATCACTCTCTATTATATAGTCATCTTCGTTTTCGCCAACAATCATCGCTTGGATCCAAACACTTCCGTACCAAATCATTTCTGTTGGTATCGGAGTGCTATAGATCTCATCCTTACTATGCCAGCAAGAGTCTCTTCCACTCTTACCCTCACAGACTGGACTGTCATCGTCTATCATCCCACATGAAGGGGGACAATATTCTTTCATTTCTTCAGTGCTGCTCTAACACCCTCGTTCTTTAGCTCTTTCTCAATGATGTAGATTACATAGTTCACCGCAGGGGCGAACACTACAGCCAGTTCAGGCTTTTCAGTGATGAAAGCAACAAATAGTCCTAGACCACCAGAGACTACTAAGTAGCCGATGATCTTTAGGTGCTTTTTAGCAACGTCAGAAAGTTGAAGTTTCTTTTTTGCCATGTTACTCCTTATTAAATATACTTTTTATCTTGGCTACAAGCTCTTTAAATAGGTTGAAATCGGCTTTCTCAGCATTGCCTGCGTCAATGTCACTCTCTAAGTTGTTAAGACGGGTGTTAAGTTTATCAATTATGCTTTTAAGCTCGTCAATCTCCGTTGTCCACTCAGTTTCCTTTTTAGCAAACTCAGCCTCTTTCTTAGCAATAGTCTTATTAGCGTCTTTTAACTGATCTTCTACTGTTAGTAATCTCTCAACAGAGCTAATAATGTCTGTTTGATCGCTTGCAGCAGGTAGATAAAGTTTTTTAGCAAGGTCTTCCTTAAACTTCTGAATCTCTTTCTTACGAAGTTCAGCCTGTGCATAGTTCTCAGCACTCTCTGCTTTAAGTCGTTCAATCTCTTCTCTGAGTCCCTGGTTCTTCTCTCTTTCGCTTTTTAGGAAGCTGAGCTCTTTGTCCCAGACTTCCATCCCCTCCTTTTCGGTTTTTACTCCCATGTGTTCTAGTAATTTTGTTGGCATAGTTTCATTCGTACTTTGTATTGGGCGTAGCACCCCATAGACGTTCTTATAGCTATGGTTGACTATCTCACAGTAGGATACTCTAGACCAGTTTTGGTCAAAGCTCTTGAAGTACTGTGTCCCTGTATTCTCGCCAGTGCAGATGGCTATGTGTCCAAAGCCACCCCCTGCGTTAAAGTTCCAGATCATCACATCGCCTTCCTGCGGGGTGAAGTCTGATGTATTTGATACTTTGGTAAAATTTTCTTTAAGTACAGAATCGCTTTCAAAGTTAGTCCAGAAGTTTGCTGCACCCCAAACCCCTGCTGGTTGGTCAATCTCTAGAACCTCATCGCAGTAGTAGCGGAAAAGATCCACACACTGACCACCATAATAGTTATCCCAGTCGGCGTTCTTACCGATCCACTTATCTATGAATTGTTGTAGGTTCATTCAGCTAACCCCCAAACGAAGAGTGCTCCTCCAACTCCCATTAGTATTACTAAGAGAGCTATTACTACTAAAGTTGTATGAATAACATTTAGTTTATCGTGAAGCTGGCTTTCTTTATGAGCTTCAAGAGTAGCTTGTTTAAGAAGTTCTGCTAGTTTTTTGTCTGGGTTAAAGGATGAAATCAAAATCTTCAATTCGTTAATAGTAGCCTCAAACTCGTTGAGTAACTCTTTTTCTTTCATAGAAAACTCTGAATTAATACTCCGATTATACCAGAACCAACAGTTGCTCCTATTGTAATCATTAGACCGAGTCTAAGGTTGTTCTTGGTAATAGAGTTCTGGATATGAGGTAGATGATTCTCTAGGATTTGGTCTACCTTAGTATCAATGGCATTAACTGTTTTAGTAATATGACGATAGTCAGCTTCTAAAGTAGTAATGCGATTTCTATTCTCCCAAATTAGAGAAGTCTCCTTAAGATCTTTTTTTGAGTCTGACACGTCTCCCTTTCTTTCTAGATAAAGAGAGTTTTCTCTTTGGATTCCTTTTTAGTTTAAGTTTTCTCTTTGGCATCTTATCTCCTCAGTTTAATTATTGCTGCTTCTACTTCTTGGTTAATAATTCCGTATTTCTTATATAGCTCTAATAACTCTTTCTTTTTCTTGGTACTCTGTATGCCAGCCAATCTATCTATGATCTTTTGTGCCCTCACCTCGTCTGAGAAAAGAATCATCTGTCTATCAGAAACACCCATTCCATCTTTTTTCAGATCCTTGATCTTGTTTAGTGTACTAATCACTGATGGGTCGTCGTATCCCCTATCTACAAACTCTTGCAACTTAGAAGCTCTGGCATCCACATCATCTTTACTAATATTGTTTATTTCCCTAAACATAGTTTCGGCAGAATAGAAAGTAGCCTCGCGTGGGTACTGCTTCTTAATCTCATCAAAGCTTTGGGTTTTAATTTGATTCCCGATCTTAGTTGATTGATCCTCCTCTTTAGACTTCATTACAGTCTCAAAGTAGAACTTAGCCGTCTCTGGTTTATCTAATTTTGCTTTTAATGTTGCTGTTTGTTTATCACTTAAAGAAGGAAATCCAGCATTAACCCAAGCTCTTGCCTCTGGGCTAGAGTACTGACCAAATAGAACCGCCTTAATCTTGCCACCAGTAGTTGTTGGGGCTATAAACCTAGCTCTACCACTTGGTGTCTGTGAGAATCCTCGCTGTAGTAATTGTGACCCCTGTATTGTTTTCCTAGCTTGAGTTCCACCAGGAATGAAAGGAACCAATGATTTACCAGCTCTCTTAAGTCTTTCTTCTGGGGAAAGTTCCTCTCCGTATTTACCAGGAGTTCCAAGAGCTGCTTTAGTTATTTCAATGGGTGCTTGTAGTGTGGGTGGTGCTCCAATCCTAAACGATGGGATCATATCCTTGAAGTCCATCCCTATCGCTTGTCCAACGGTTCCTATTAAAGCGATGTTAGCTAAGATGTACCTGGTTAAACCAGCAAAGTCTTTCTTAGAAATCTTTTCTCCTAAGAACTCTGATTGTTTGAGTGAGAATGATTGGAACTGAGTAAGCAGTTTTGAGATGTCTGATTGTAGAGCTACTGGAGTATCAATAGAGCCAAACGTGAACTGTGTATCTCTAACAACTTTTAAGCCCTGCTCTACAGCCTCTTGCTCACTTGCACCTTTAGCTAATGTTTTGGCTTTAGCTCCATAGTATGCAGATCCTCGGTTAATCTTTTCTCCTAAATCAAAGAATGAGAATAGAACCTTGTCAAACTTTTGTAGTGCTTGTTTACCAGACGATAAGGTTCTATCTTGAATTATGTCCTGACCCAACACTCCTTTGTCTTCTAACTCACCCACCCCCTTAGTCAACAAATCATAATAGCCCTTAATCGTGTATTTCTCTCCGAGAACAGAGTATGTGTTAGCTCCCTGAGTTAAGTTCTTCAACGCTGTTCCTGGGTTGAGTCCGAGGGTTCCACGATACACCCACTGTCTACCAGCTCTTGTAAACTTAGCTGTTGGTCTTTGACCAAACCTATATCCAACTCCAGGTAGTTGTTTAATGGTGTTGTCTACTAAGTTGTCAATCTTAGTTGGTCTTAGGTTAATTCTATCTATATAGCTCTTAATATAATCATACTGTGAGCCCTCTAAGTTCTTTGAAGCAGCCTTAACTTGTTTAAGTGCTGGATCCATATTCACCTTACGCACCCCACGCTTAACATAGGCATCTAGGGCTCTCCATGTATCTTCTACATAGCCCCTCTTACCAAGCCTCTGTTGAGTGAACGGATCATAAACTGAGCCAGGAATCTTGTCAGAGATAATCCTTGCTAAATCAGGATCAAACTCCTTTTGAATGAATCCCTCTTCAAAAATGTGCGTGATGTAGTTAGTAATTCGTTTTTCTTTTGGAAGGTCTAATCTATCAGCCCACTTAGCTAAGTATCCTTGAACTTCTTTGGCTACTTTAAGCTCTTGCTTTGTTAACTCTATCCCTTGACCATCTAGGTATTGGAATATTCTTTGACTACTCTCTTTGGGAACCTGTTGGCTCCACTTAGTAATTCTGTCAATCTCTACTGGAAGTTCTTTAAGATAAGCATTATAGCTTTTACGAAGTACCTTAGCCTCTTCTTTAAGACCAATCTTATTTAACACCCTATCTGGTGTTCTAAGGTAGTCAAGTAAACCAACCTTTTCTTTAACGTCAATCGGCTGTTGTGATACAATCTCATTTAATGATTTGGATCCTGGCACCGCTGATTGTTTTAGGTTCGCTTCTTGTAATGGGGATTTGGTTTTTATTTGGTCTGGTGTTCCTAAAGTGGCTGCAAAATCATCCTGAGGAATCTTCTGAGCAGGGAGCTTTGCTTTTGGTGCTAGTGTTGGTAGTTTTACTTTTCCTTTAACCTCAGCTTCATCGCCTAACCTAGCAAAACCACCCTCTGGTCCCAACCTAGATTTAGCTTTAGTTCTTAACTCCATTCCCCGACCATCTGCTTTTGGGACTAACACTTTTTGTTTAGGATCATATTTCTCGCCAGTAGCACTTTCAAAAAACTTTGTCTGTGCATCTTTAACCTTCTTGCTTGCCTTAACCCACTGTTTACTAACGGGGTCAATCATCCTTCCAGCTTTATTGTAGATAAATCCATCTTTATCAACCTTAATGTCGCCTCTCTTTAAATCACCTAACGCCTCAAATCCAGCCCCCAACAGCAGTGATTGTAGTGCTTCACCAGCACCAGTCCCTCTTCTCTCAACAAGTTTGTTGTAAGAAACATCCTCTAATACATTTAGTCCACCCTGTATAGCCATTCTTCCTGGTAAAGTACCAGCTTTAGAGACCAATGGGTTTATAAGCGAGGATGTAAGTCTATTTAAACCCGCAAACTTAATTGAACCAAATGCAGACTGTCCCGTTCTAGACAGGGGTTTTCTTCCAGAGATCACATTACCAATAGTGTTAAGACCAACATTTAAACCCATGCCTGTTCTTAGTGCTGGAGCACCAGCTATAGGTGCGGCTCCATAAAGAGCTCCTCTTAACATTGATGATGGGGCTGCTTGTTGAGCTTGAGTTTGTTGTTCTCTAAACCTATTAATAGTGTTCTGAGATCTTTGTTTATAACGATTAGCCAGTGCTGTGCTTCCCCTTCTACGAGCATAGTCTTCCATGAGTCTGTCTGTTTGTAGGTCTTTTTTAATTCTTCCAGCTTCAAATGGAGCCATTAGTATTTGATTAAATGGTCTTCCAATATCTTGACCAGTCTTAACAGCACTCCTACCAAAATCCGCAACCTCTCTACCAACTCCAGAAGCAACTCTCTTAAAAGGTTCGTTAAACTGAGCCCTCCTCTGTGAAGCACCACTAAAAGATTTTCGTGTTTGCGGAGAGATAAACTGGAATCCAGCCTTCTCCTTATCACGATCCAGCTTTCCAGCTAGTGTTCTGATCCTGTCAAATAGACCCATTTACCTCCTATGATCCAGTTATAATATTGCCCTTTTCATCAATTCTTAATCCAGTATTTGTTTGTCCTACAGTACCAGATATTTGTCCTACTCTACCCTCTTCTTTTAATAGATCATTAATAGTGGAGCCCCGCTTATCAAATGGAATGTTTCCAGCCTGTCCTGATTGAATTACTCCGCTTTCTACGAGGTCATTGATTCCACCCACATCAATATATGATTTTGTATCAACGCTATATTTCTCTTGAGCCTTAGCCCTTAGTTGGTCTAGTTCGTTAGCAGCAGCAGTAGCACCCTGGTAGAGTTGTTGCATGAACTGAGTGTTTCTAGCATTAACATCTGCTAAGGTTTGTTGATACTGTTGTAAGGTTTCAATTCTCTCTCTGCCTTTTTCAGTCTCTAGACGACCCCTCTCTGCTCCAACAGCAGCTATTGCCCGATCTAACTCAGACCTCAGATTAAGTTTCTGAGTTTGTAGCCATTGATCTGCTTGGGCTGTAAGATCTGTAACCTTTGTCCTTAGCTCGTTTTCAGCCTGACCTATCTTAGCCATAGTGTTCTGCAAGGACTGTTGAAAGCCCGCTATATTTCTAGTAGCTTGACTACCCAACTGTTCAGACACAAACCTTCCAGTACCAGTAGTACCCCCATATCGGGCTTGAATACCCTGCATGAGTTCTGCTGCCTGTCTGCGTGCTGCAGATACTGCTCCTTCAGTTTGTTGTTGAGCTTCTCCTCTTTGTTCACCAAACCTCGCCAACCTTGATGCTTGTTCTGATTGCAGTCCTGCTTTTTGTGTTGCACTAGAACCCTCTGCTTCTGAAACACCAGTTTCAAAGGCTGATTGAGAAGCAATGTCTTGCTGGTTTAAAGCCTCAAATGCTGGTGCAAACATTGCATCATAGTCAATTTGTGGCTCTTGTGGTGCTCCCTCTAACAGTCTCATTTCCTCTAGTTGTGATGGGTTTAAGTAACCCATTTTCCTAAGCATTTCCAGCCTGGTATCACCTCCGCCACCTCCTCCTCCACTAGTATCGCCAGTTGGTGCTGGCGGTGGTGTGTTTTGTGTAATTTGATTTAAAGATCCAGTTGTTCCTCCTAAAATAGATGGATCACGAGACTCTGGCTGATATCCAGCAGAAGTAGGCTCTCCAGTATAAAACGCCTGTGTCCGAGACTCATTAGTCGGACCACCAGCAACCCACTCTGAAAACCCAGTGTCTCTTGCTCCAGGTGCAATAAGCATACTTGCAGCCTCTATTGCATTTCCTGCTCCTTGTCTTATTTGATCCCAAAATGATGACATAATTATCTCCTTTTTTTAAGTAACTTTTTTAGTTTTTTGATTAGTTTTTTCATATATTCCTTTTTAATTTTCTTATATTTAATTCAATTTATAAGTTAAATCTGCAAGAACATTATCTGTACTAGCCCAAGTCCAGGGGTTTTGATAATCAATCTCTGTGGCTGAACCATATTCATAAATATTAAAACCTGTTGACGAATTATCTACTGGAGCTCCAATTTCCCTACTAGTTCCAGCATCTCTCATGTGAGCTATTCCTATAACTTGACCCGCTACAACAGCTTCATTAGTAACTGGTAAACTAAAAGAAAAAGTACCACTTCCGAAATTAGTTGTTGATCCAAAACTAATTCCAATAATTGCGTGAACAGTTCTACCATTTATAGAAAAATAACTTGTTTGAGTTAAATTTCCAGCATCAACACCTGTTCCACTAAATACACAAGTGTAATTAAAATAACTAGGAAACCCTATTGGGCTTGTAGCATGAGAGTAATAATTGGCTGTGATGGCTGCATTAGCAACTGTGTAATCTGTTCCACCTGTAACTGTCAAAACCGTATCAGCAATACTTGTTACATAGAAATACTTAACCGTGGTCTGAGTAAGTTTAATCTTATCACCTTTAGCATATTTAGCTGCTGCTCCAGATGGAACGGTAATTGTAGTAGCAGAGGCATAAGTCCAAGTTTCATTAGCACTTATCCAACCATCATAATTAACAAGTGTTCCAATATTTGCAGTTGTAATAGTCGCACTAGAAATAAAACCACTATTTATATTTGCAGTTGTAATAGTCGCACTAGAAATAATCGTATGAGTCCCATCAGTGTCATGCTCTGCGTTGATTGCATCTCGTTGATCATTCCACATTCCTACTGTTAGTACAGGTTCTACTAAAGCTCCGTCGCTGTGAGATCTAGCTGTTGAGCTATCATCACCCCTGGTAACTCCAGTCAAATCACTTCCAGAAATTCCTGTATAACTAATTTCCTCTCTTAGAGTAGGAGTATCATTTCCATTAGAATCTTGTCTATCTATTACAAGATACCCTGGAGATTGAAGTCCTGTTACTGAGTTAAGTGTAAACGTATCTACACTATCGTTAATTGCTCCGTTCAACGAAGTTGAACTAAAGTTTGATGTGGGAGCTTTAAATAAACCTGCTGACATAATTAAACCCTTTCACTTGCTGGCAAGAAACCTAAACCAAGAGGTCTTGCCCTACTATTTAATGATAAAAATTCATAATTATCGTTCCTATTATTAGTGGTGATAATTACTTGCATATTTCTTGCTACTTTATTTAGTTTGGTGTGTCGGTAAATTTCAGTAATATCAGTTGCTCCACCCGTCTCAGGTGAATCAGCCCATTGAGTATTACCCCAAAGAAAAGATCCCCATCCTGCAGAACCTGCGGTTGGACTAATTGCAAACGATTTAGCTGTTGTTACCTGCCCATTTCTTTCCTGTAATCTAATATCTAAATTAACTGTTCCTTGTACGTTTCTAAATAACGTGAATATCTCTTTTATGTTCTTAAACCTCGCCCAATCCCCAAAATCGGCTTTTTGTGTTCTTAGACTTGTGGCGATAGCTGTTCCATTATCATCTCCATAGGCATCGTCATATTTAATTACATAAGCTGAATCATCTGATCCATAAAGTAAGTGTTCATCACCAGAAGAATCATAATAAATATGAAAAATATTAGCATCTTTAGTCCAGGGACCCATCCATGCTAAACGTTCACGATCATAAACCATTGTTTTATTTTTACCTGGGAAAGAAATCCCATACTTAGAATCTTTATAAAAAGCTACTGCATTCTTCTTTTGTGTAATAGTTAAATTATCAAAGAATGGTCTAATCTTAGCTGAAATTTCATTAGTTCTTAAAACATCAAAGAAATTAGGTTCTCTTCCCAACGCATAAACTCCTTTACGAGTTAAGAAGAAGACATCATTTTCTACTGCTACGATTGACCGAGGTGCAATACACCCATGAGAAGCGGTAATCAGTTTCGCTGTTGGTTGTGTAATTGTAAAATTGCCAGCAGCTTGTTGAGCTAAGGTAACTTGCCAAATAGATCTCTCTTTAAAGACGATAATCTTATTCTCAAACACTCCAAGTCCTGTGATGTCATCACCAGAATCTTGTTCAATGTTAATACTATTACCACCATAGGAGATGTCTGTTTTTTCATGTCCAGTTGGTGCTTTTCCTGAAATAACTACCTTAGAGGGATCATTGACAATCCCCGCATAAATTAACCTGTCTTCAAACCTAACCACAAACTTAGCATTAACTCCACCAGTTGTATCTGCTGTCTGAGGATAACCAAACTCACTTTGTACTGCTGTACCATCATCAACTAAGGTAGTGGCAGTTGCATCAGCCCATTTCAGCCATCTCTCATCACCAGCTTTACGCCCATAAATGTTATATCCAGCAAGAACTCCAGACACCGCCGAGACTGCTGTCCAACTTAACTGAATAGATCCAAATGACGGGTCTGAGGGTTGATTGGCAAGAATAAAAGGATCAGAAGCTAGGGTCTCTCCAACAGTGTTAATTGCTGAAATCCTGTAAGACATGGTGTGAGTACCAGACACCCCTGAAATGCCTGTAGCAAATAGGTCTGCAGGAATAGCAATCGTTGGATTTGAATATAGGGTTGGATTAGAGTATTTTGTTACTTCCCTTTCTCCATTAACGATAAAAATATCATCATTTAATTGAGCCATGTAGGCGTTATATCCAGAAGCCCATGAAGCACCAGTGACTATTGAGTAACTAGCGTTTGACTTGGTAGTTAAAACCCCCTGGTCTGTGATAGCCAAGAGTTGATTGGTTCCATCCTTCTGATATAAGCCTTGTATTCCTCGTACTGAACCTGTAGCAGCAGACAAAAAGTAATTAGCAGTACCCCACCTCTTAGTGGGGACTCCCTTACCTACTAAACGCAAATTATCTGCTTGCACAAGCTCACTATCATCTACTTCGTTTTCTTTTAGAAGTAGGTTTAATCCCTTACGGAAATTGTCCCAAGAAAGGTTCTTATCTTTAGCTGGTTTGAAGTCTGGTAGTTTTGTATTTAATTGAGCCATCTATTTCCCCCACCTGAAGCCAAAGCTTCTCTCGTCGGTTGTCCTAACCCGACGATCATAAGCAGCTTCCGATGGAGTAAACTCAAATTCAAGCATATTCTGTAAAATCAAATTAGCTTCCACCTTTGCTGCCTGGAATCTAGCATCTTCTTGTGATTCCCACACATCAGCAATTACTCCCTGAATAAGATATTCTGGGTTCGGGCAAACCACTACGTTTGCGGGAGAAGCGTGAGATGTGGGCGTTGAAAAGTAGAGAACCTTAATTGAAGCACCACTTGCAAGTAGTCCGCTAGTTGTAGATGGATTAACCACCATGTTGTATCCCAAGAGGGGATTACCTAGAATCTTTACATACTTGTCTGAAGTGCTGAAATTACCCTCGTCTTGAGGTCTTATCTCTGTAAACTGTGCAGTGTTAGATCCGTCATAAGTTATCTTTGGATAAACAGCCAAAGATCTAAAATCGGCAGGCAGAGAGATAGATGTGTTGCCAGTACTGGTAGAAGCGATTGAATTATACTCCCTTGTAAGAGCATCCCACTTCCCCGTCTCAGCCCACATCCTCTCTCTGCGATTGATGTAATTTAATCTCAAAGAATAATCAGAGGTAGAAATATTATCAGTATCTTGATCCTGATCTACTACTCCGGCTATTCGTGATTGAATGTTATCAATTGTTACTGCCATAAATTCCTTTTTTTAACCACCAACTGCGGTACCTGTTACAGCCGCATCTGGGTAGATTGGAATCCATCCGAATGTTCCATCAGCAACTACTACCCTAATTCCATAAGTTCCTGCTGCACCACCTGTGGTTGCAAGAATAGTTGCAAGTCCTTTAGCAGCATCAGTGCTGAAGGTCATACTGGCACCACTTGCTACTGAAGCACCTCTAATATCAACTGCGGTTACTGTTGCATTAGCTGCAAGAATAGCCCCATCTAAGTCAATGGTTGAAGTTTGTAGTGTGGTAGCAACAAAAGCTCCTGCTGCAATATTTGCGTCAGCAATAGTGGCACCAGAAGACACCATTAAGTTGTCTACTGTAAGCCCTGGTCCAGTTGAGCTGTTGCTAATATCTAGCACTGGAGTTGCTTCATTACCGATTACGTTTGCACCTGTATCGGCGTCTAGGTTTAAGACTGTTTTAAGAGCCATTTCTCCTCCTTATTAATTATTACAACGCGTCAATCGCGTCATTGTATATTTTTTCGTATGTTTGTCCTGTGTCACCAATCTTTCCTTTAATCTCACTTCTGCGGTTAGTTCCAAACGCTGCCATGTTCTGATCTGAAAGATAAATAGAAGTATCTGAGTTAGCAGCCTGTAAAACTGTAACCTTCTTCTCGTTTGACCTAGTTTCTGTTGAATAATCCACCATATATAAAAAAAGAGACCCACTGTTATTAGCGGATCTCTGCCTTTTCTGCTAGAAATCTTTATTATTTAATTATAGGTAAGCTACTTACTCTTGTCAAGCTATTCATAAACTATCGTGACCGCTGCACTATTAGCTATTGTTAGTCTTAATCCATCATTGACATAGCTTCCCTTCTATTTATTCATAAATTACTAAAACATTACACACATCAACAGAAACCTTTATTGCTAAACCATTACTAAATGGTAAACCAAAGAGGTCTACTGGAAGTGGAGCATAATCTGTTTTAGCTTTTATTCCACCACTTGACCAAAGCAATGTATCTGCATCTGAAGTTCCGTCATAAAAATCAATCTCAGTATCATCTGCTACACCACTAATAACAATCCCCTTTACCACTCCTGCTCCATATTTACAAATTGTGGTGTTGGCATCTCCAATGATAAACTTACTTGTTTGGTTAGTAGTTAGCTCACCCTCTCTTGCTATATACATACCGACTGATTCAAAAGAAACATCAGTTGCACCAGAAGTATTAAGGTTTTCAATGGTAATAGGTAGAGTCATAAAGTATGACTGATGAGCTCCTGCTTTTTTATGCAGTAGTTCACCGTTTACATAGAAGAAAACAGCTAGTGGGGTATATTCTATTGAAAGTTTGTAGTATGTATCTGCTGTTGGTGTCCAAATAGCACCCATGTTTCCATTAAAAGAACCACTAGCAACTGAACTAACTGTTCCTTCATTGGCTCTTGAGTTCACACTAAATGTAGCGTTACTTAATTCAAAATAGAAACCATCAACAGGTGTGTTGACATCAGCGGTCGTGGTATAAGCTCCAACTCGTCTAATGTTGTTTTCTGTATATGCTGTCTTAAAGTTAAACCCACCTTCAAACATCATAGCTGAACCAGCGACAAACCTTGCTTTTCTTACACTTGTATATTTAGCTGAACTTGCTGCTGTGGTAGTAACGGCATTAGTGTGCAAATCTATCTCTCCACCTACTTGAGTAATTGAACCACTAAGCAAACTTCCATCTGTCCAAAAGTTAGGGTCTAAGGTTACTCCATCAAAGTTAGTACCTACCATTCTGTAAACAGGGCTTACTGCTTGTTCATTGGTTGGGTTTATCCAAGCGTGCCTCTCTGAATTATGTCTACCAGTTAAAGTTGTTTCTGTCTTTAATCTAGCGTCATCACTTAATGAACTTGGTAGAGGTGTAGCAATAGGGCATAAAACTCCCTGTAGTCTGAATGCTGTAGTAGCAATAGTTCCTTCATTTGTAACTCTAATTCTCCAGTATGATTGAGTAGCTTGGACTGTTTCTCCTTGACCACCTTTTGAGGCGATGTAATCATAGTGATAGCTTATATCCCAATTTGTTCCATCAGGACTTTGCTCAATATAAACTGTGCAGTTTTGGGTTGTATATAGACTCCACTGCAAGCCTACTACTCCGAGTGTAGATGTTTTTGTACCCTCAAATGTTGCTCCAGAAGCTAGGTTGGTTGTGCTTGAGTTGTTTGGGTCTGCCGTTACGTTTTGAGTTACGCTGATTGTCTCAAAGTTAACTACATTTCCAGACGAGTCTACGTTAAACACCTTCTTACCAGGAACACCGCTTATGTGTGCGTGTTCTTCTAGATCTAGTTGTGGTTGTACGTTTCCTTTGTGGTCTATCATAGAATTAGGTTCTCCTTCTTCATCTGGAGCTCTGATTGTTTGGTATCTAGATTACTGTACATAACTAATTTTCTTAAAAGACCAGGACCTTTCTCTGTTGATCCCATCATTCTTGCTGTTTCCATAATATGTTTTACTACCTTTGGTCCACCTGGCTCACCTGTAAAGTTTTTAGCCCATGCATATATCTTCTCCGCGTTCTCACCATCTCCATCAAATCCATGTTCAAATCCTAGTATGACTGCAAGTTCTTGTAAGTCTTGCATCTCGTTGATAGGCTTCTCATTACTACTCTGCTCTCGCTTATCTATACGAGGTTCTTCCTTGACTTCCTTATCTACTGCTTCCTCTATTGGTACTCTGTCTGTCATTATTCTGTTCTTTTGAACATATAAGTTACAATATAAGGTTGTAAATTATTATGTGCTGTACCACTTCCAGTATTTTGATTAGTGGCAGTTTTATTAGCAGTTCCACCACTATCTCCGGTATAACCACTTCCATCATTTCCATAACGCATTGTGTTTGTAGTAGAACCCATATTAGTACCAGGATTTGATACTGTTACATTTTGATAAATAGTTCCCCTAGTATGATTATGAGCATCCTGAATATGAGTATGCTCTGCCAACTCAGCAGTAGATAAAGCGTGCGTTTTTTCTCCACCAGTTTCTTCAGAAACATCAAAATCAGCATCTCCAGAGTCTAAACTGACAAGAGTTTTTCCTGCTCCAAATGTTGCCCAAGTTCCAAAACCAAATAAAGTACCTGGATTAGTAGATGCGGTAGAAATGTAAATAGAACCTATTGGATAAACTTTTTTTAGAATAGCTGTAACAGATTTTGTTATTGTATTACTTCCCATATATTACCTTTATGTATAATAAACAAATCTAACACCTTCACCATCTTCAGTGGAATCAATGTAGATATCTGATAGATTATCAATTTCAAGAGAATAAGTATCACCAGCATATAGAATTACTCCTGTGCCAGTCGCTTCAGTTGCATCTACTCCAGTAAATCCTACTGCTATCAATCCTGTATTGTCTGTTTGTGCCTGAATATCTACCTTCTTACAAGCTGTTGATCCAGCTAAAGCCTCATCTGTTCCTGCTGTAGTGACTGTTTTAACTCCGTCTCCACCACCAGTTACATCATGTCCCACCCTACCGATAGCTGCTGTTCCTGTATCTAGGGTGATGGTTCCAGAATCAATAGTTACATTACCCTTCAATGCGATTGGATTTGTCACATCGGTAACTGCTGTGACTGTAGTAATAACACCACTATCTATGGTGACGTTGCCTTTAGTAGCAACAGCATTAGTAATGTCTGTCACTGAGGTAATTACACCGCTATCTATAGTTACATTACCTACTAATGAAGTTGGTTGTGTGGTTTGCCAGAACGTGCCTGATACTGGTTGAGTTACCCCAGACCCATCTACTGTTAAGGCAACTCCTCCATCTTCAACAGTTACGTTTCCTGAAAATGAAGTAACCCATGGGGTAGTCCCTTGCTCTACTGTTACATTTGCATTTGTTACAGCTTGAGTATTTACTATTGCATATATTGTGGCGGTTGATTTAACGATGCTGATGTTTTTGGCGTTGGCATTACCATCGTGTTCAACCCTGTCATATCCGTCTTTTGCTAATCCCATTTTATCTCCTCTGATTTTGGCTTAGTGGTTACATCTTTAACTTTGATGTTAGCCTCTTTTTGTAATTTTGATGTTTCTACTTGTTGTTTAGATGATTCTTTTAGTTTGGTGTCTGCTAGAAGATCTGCGTCTTCGCTTATCTTTTGTTGTTTCTCTTTATCTCCATGCCACTTAGCTGCCTTCTCTGCTATCCTCTCCTGTCTTTCTAAAGCCTTCTTCTGGGCTTCACTCAGTTGTTCTTTGTGAGCTTCCTTTTGTTTTTTAATCCTAGTGCTGTCATCATCCAACCTAGCCCACTTGTATAGCTCAGTTACAAGCGTCTTTCCTTTAGTAGTTTGTCCAATGTCTCTTTTGAATTTAACTGCGGTTCTAAGGACATCTGTAAACTCATCACTACCCGACTTAGCTTTAGACCAGTTGTATAAATACATGACTTTCTTAGCCACGTCAAAGTCCTCACGAACATACTTATCTAACCCTAGAAAGTCAGCAAACCTATGAAAGCTAGGATCGTATAGAAAATTGTCCCCTAGAATGTCCATATATAAAAACAGCCCGATCAACTATGACCGAGCTTTTCCTTTTCAGATAAAGATCTTTGTAAGTATTTTAATACAGGATACGCCTTGCTGTCAATCATTTTCTTCTTATAATCCACCCACTGACCAATCATATTATTCTCGTCCCATCCCTCAGGTCTACCATGCTCTAGCGAGTAGGACTTAATCCCCTGGTCTATCTTGAAATCATATCCACCCACCATCTCAAGTCTTTCAAACACCCCCCTAGCATCAAACCCATAGCCCTCAAAGTCCATCTCCTCATCAAACCCTCCTACGTCATACATGGCTTGTTTAGGAATTGAGCATAGATTGGCTTCTATATCCCACGGAAAGCATTGATAGAAAGACCCTTGATCGTCTCTCTCTCTAGGATCTTGCCAGGTCTTAGCAGTCCAGGTGTCGTCTGTGTACTTATTGCCCACCGCAGTTATTAAAGTCTTAGGTTCTGATTGATAATGTAACCAAAACTTTTCTAAACAATCTGGATCTGCAAATGTATAGTCTTGCCAACTAACTAGCAGTTCACCCTTTGCTCTGCTAATTAAATCATTATATGCCCGATTAAGTCCCCATACTCCACCCTTATAACGCTTGTCATTAATTAACCACTCAAAGTCAGTAGTTGTTTGTCGTCTTAACGCCTTCTCTACAATCTCAAGTCCTTCTAGTCTTACACTTGGGGTGATGACACTTATCATACTCTCCTTATACATAATATATATTTTCTTCTAAGTTCTTTATGAGCCTGATACCTACATTGTCCATCAAAGATCTGATTAGAACGATCTATTACTATTGGAGGCATAGCTCCTCTTTTTAAAATCTTCTTATATTTTTCAACCTTATGTTTAAACAAATCATCTTGTTTATCCCAATGTTCACCTATTGGTTTAACATTATTTATCTCGTTTATTGGTATTTTTTCTATATTTATTTTTTCCATAATACAAAATTCTTTTTATAAATCATTCCACAATTTTTACAATAATGTAATTTCCCGTTAGGCATCCCTTGAGGAAAAGTAGAAATAGGACTACTTACTCCGTCTTTATAAATCAACAACTCATTACAAATTAAACATCTATGACCACTGTATTGAGCAATGTCTTTGTATGGAAAAACAAATTTACCACCAAATTTTCCTTTAACTTTACCAGTTCCTTTTCCTAAACTACGAAGTACCTTAACTCTTTTCTTTCCAAGAAACTTATACAGTGCTAGTCTATGTGTTCCATCTCTGAGGTTGTTCTTTTCATCAAGTACAAGCGGTGGGAGTATTACTCCACTCTTCATTAACTCAAGATAAACCTCCATTTTTTTATTTGGTGGCTTATTAACTTTTGATAGTTCATACTTAGCACTAAACAATGCAGTATCTTTAATCTCATCTATGGAGAGAGAAATAACTTCCCAATCTCTATCCTCTCCTTTGATTGATTTAATAAAGTTTTTCATTAGAATCCATTATAATAATCTGCTACCATTTGTTCTGGATACTTTTTATTCCATATATCTTCTGGATATTCTCCAAATTCTCTTTTAAACTTTTCCCTATTATCATCTATTTTAAACTGAGGAACTTTAGATAATGTCCAAGATCCCCAGTGTTGATAAGCCGATTTATTGGTATATGCGGTTATCCATCCGTTTAGATGTCTTACTTGATGCCAAAATTTCCAATCGTCATAACCACCCATGCCATAGTTAAGATCATAATTCCCCTCTGGTAAAGCCTCACGCTTAATTAAGAAGAATGATGAAGTACACCATCTTTCTTTACCAGTTTTCCACACCTTATCCCCAAACTCAAACGGGTGGTCATAAGGTATCATCTTGTAGTGTACTGAGCCGATTTTGGGGTCTTTAAGGATCTCTAAACCTACATCAAAGATGTTCTCTGGAACTCTAATGTCGTTGTTACTAATGCACATCACATCACTAGTGGCTAGTGCTAGTCCCTGGTTTACCGCACCTGGGTATCCGAGGTTCTCTTGATTCCTTACATAGATGTCAGCAACATCTCTTAGGTATCCTGGTGCAAAGGTAGAGCCATTATCAACGATGATCATTTCTACATCTCTAGCAGCTTTAATAGTCTCTACACTCATCTGAGTCATCTGGTGGATTTCCTGCTCTGTATTCCAGCAGGGGATTATTACACTAACACGCATTGAGTCCCTCCTCTATGTCTTGGGCGTACTTTTTACCTGAGTAGTATTTCTGGATAAAATCTCTGGGTGTTAATTCACCAGACTTCTTAAACTCTTTAATGTAGGAAGCAGCTCTCTTGTTCTGGGGATTAATTACTTGAGGCAAGATGCTACAACTCATGCTCTCCAACACTGTTCTCTCTGATCCATGTACCGCAGGAATGATTACATTCTTAGCTCGGTGGTAGTAGTCTCTAATCTTACTGATCGGGAAGTAGCCCACCTCTACGTTCACTCCCGCATTAACACAGGAATCATACTCACTCTGTCCGTCGGGTTGAATAGTACCGATACAAGTTAGCCTATTTCCTAGGTGTGCTATGTCTGATTGCATCTTCCATGGGCTAAAGGTGGCTGGATAGAAATACTCCAGGTTTTTCTCAGTTTCCTTGGGGGCAAAAAACTCATCGTCAGTTCCAAAGGCTCTCTTAGCGTGTATACCCCTCATCCGACACTCGTCATAGATGATCTGAGTCTCACAAAACACGATGTCAAATCCTAGTAAGTTGTGATAATTAGTGGGGTGAGTAGTTAAGCAGATAGCTCTCTTGGCAGGATACTTGGTGTGAAACCTGGAAAAGTTAGAATTGGAATCACACCAAGTGATAATCCAGTCGTAGTCCTTCTTAATCTCTGGGGCTTTGTGTAGATACCAGTCAACTTCGTGCTTCTCTCCGAGGATCTCCATTGCCTTGCGTAAGCCATCTCTCCATAGGGGGTAGATTTCCTCTGCTCTCTCCCACTCCCATATAAAGGCTATTTGCATGGTTTCCTTCCCATACAGTATATAGCATCCTCCCATTTATGAAGTGGGTCATCGTACTGAACTTCAAACGAAAACTCCTCATAATCACCCAACATTATCTTGGCACTACCTGGCATGAATCGCCAGTAATCACTTGGATGATCATGCTCCTCACAGTTTCTTCCTGGGAATCCTAATACAATCCAACCACCAGGCTTTAAAACCTTCTTCATCTGATCTAGTGTTACCCAAAAGGCATCATCGTGTTCAAAAGTATCAAAACTGCATACTAAGTCAAACTCTTCCTCTTTGAACTTGGTTAATAGATCGTGTCCGTTTAAAACCACATCTACATTCCCACCCTTCCTCATATCTACACCAACATACTCATGTTTAAATAATTTCCTAACACTCCCGTTTATATCAAGTGATCCAATATCTAATACCTTAGTAGGATTAAAAGTATCAAGCAATTTTAATAAATAGTCTGTTGTCTGACCTCTCATAATTTATCCTTTATCCACTCAGGTATATCTTCAAAAGTTTTATCTTCAACTCCCTTTTTAAATATTCCCTTATTTCCTTTAAACCTACCCCTTGAACAAAATAAATCCCAGTCTATTTTACTAATATGAACCATATATATGTCATCTTCTGCTTGACTTAAAATATAATTTGTTAGATCTAGATCATTTATCTCCGCCGCCTTCACCATCTCTTTTATGTAGTGAAAACCATTCACCCAGTTTAACTCATAATTACCAATAGGTATTTTATATTCGGCAATATGATGCCACCATTTAGTTCTTTGCCTGAGTAGTGGCTTGTCCCAATCTATCTTTTCCTCATCATCTAGAGTAAGAACTTCTCTTCCCTGGCAAATAATCTGTGGTTTAGTAACCTTTTGTATATACTCTCTTAGGGTTCCATGTCTCGGGATTACAAACTCATCAGCATCAGCGTATAAAACGTAGTCATATTCTTTTAATAGTTCTGCGTAACACTCTTTAACAGTACTAACTAATAGCTCGTGATTCATAGTCCCATCTCCAGGCTTACTGAATCTCCCAAACTTATATTTCCCCTCAAGTTCGTCTATATAGTCAGTTGCTCCAGCATGGTTACTGACATAGATGTTATCAAAATGCTTAGAGTAATATTTTAGCCACGTTGGAAGTAGCGGTTGTTCATCTCTTACTTGGGTTAGAGCAGCTACTCGCATAGGATCTTTGTAATTTTTAATATTGAATCGTGATTTTCTTTAGCTTTTCCAATTAATACATTATAAAAGTAATCCACTGCATACTTTAGGTTATCTTTCTCATGGTCAAGATCTATGGTGATAGTTGTTTTTCTAGAATCAGCCATTGAACTTGTTTCAATAGTGTAGTTATCTAGCCCATCAAACATATCTATTATAGATAAAGCGTGGGGTAATAATCTCCAATCATAGTTGTCATCAGCGTTCTCCCTCAAGGGTCTCTTAAAACAAGCCGCTATCTTCTTTATTCTAGGTGAGAAAGTCCAGGTTAGATCTACACATAAAACCACACCCTTCTTCTTTGCTAGTGCTATTAACTCCTCAGTTCTCTCAACTGTCTTAGCAATCGGCTTTTCAGTAAACACATCACAGCCTTGTTTAAGTGCTGTCTTAATTACTTCATAGTGAGTATCTATGGGTGTAGCCACTACTACCGCCTCTACCTCTGAGTAATCTAAGACAGACTTACTATCATAGACCTTAATAACATCAAAGTAATCATTCTCGTTAAAATACTTTAAGAGTTTACTACCCCAATATCCTTTACCCACTAGAGCTATCTTCATAGTCCCTCCAGTAACTATTAAGTTCCAACGCCATTCGGTTACATCTAGCCTTACAATCCCAACAGTTCTTCTGAGCATCCCAATCTTTATTATGGTTAGCCATCACCATCTCATTGAACTTCTCTAGGTCATCGGTTATCTTTCCTAGTCTATGTCCTTTAAATGATGATGAAGCAGTACATGAGCACTTATACACGTACCCATCTGACGCTAGGGTGATCTGGTAGTAAGAGTAGATACATTGTTTGAAGTTCATTTTCTTCACACTCTGAAAACTAGGTGGTAAATAAAATATATGAGGTTTCTCATTAGAATCCTTAGACATTAAAGGTTTTAATAATTTTTCATACTTAGTGTCTTTTTTATCCTCAATTACTTCCTTGTACTTTTCAACTATTTTAAAATCTTGTCCATATAGAGCGTAAGGAATAGAAAACCTTAGGGAGTCTACTCCGATATCTTTAGCAATTTTAATAATTCCTTTAATTTCTTCCTCTGAGTTATTAAGATCACTCATAAGGTAACAAAGTCTTACTGAGAGAGGACCTTTAGCTTTAACCGCTATCTCAGCAGCTTTAATGATATCTGTAAAATAATCTTCTTTAACACCCTTGACCTTACTATGGCTCTCCGGCGTTCCACCGTCTAAACTAATTGAGAGATAGTCCTTCTTGCTTGTAGATAAGGCGTTTAGCTCTGTCAAAAACCCCATGTTTTCCTCAAGTGTCTTTAGCATTGATCCATTAGTATGAATCCCGAAACTAGCACCCACATCCTTAGTCTTAGATAGAAAAGCCATGAAATAAGGATTAAGAGTTGGCTCAGTATACGCACCACCAAAGATGTAGTAAGGAATCTTTCCTTTGAGTTTATCCATTAAATTAAGAGCCTTCATTTCCCATCTGTCTAGTGGTTGATTTAGTAATCTACCCTGACAAAAAAAGCACTTAAAATTACACGCCCTATGATGGTCTCCTGGTAAGTGAATTTCAATCTGACGGGGATAAATAAGTTCCCCATTAAAAATCTTATTCATTCCTCCAAGATGATCTTTTAGAATCTTTAGATAGTTATAACCCTTTGGTCTCATATCACCTTCCATTTCTCTGGTATCTCAGTAGGATCTTGTGGATTCATTGGCAAATGACTGTTTGGTCTTTTCTTTTCCAATCCTTTTTCTATTGCTTTAAGATGAATTAAATAAACATCTGGGTCTGCTAAATCCATAATGTGTTGTCCTAGATCAATGTTTTTCTTAGCTGCCATCGCCCTGTCTCTCTCATCATAATGAAATCCATTTCCATATTCCATATTTACCCTAGAAATAGCTGGCTTATAGCAAGCTATATGTTTCCACCACTTACTTCGTTGTTTAAGGATTGGCTCTTCCCAAACAATATTAGCTTCCTCAGGCACTATTTCTCTACCAGTACAGTAAACATACTGATCTGTTGCTTGATGCAAGTATTGATCTAGCCCTAAATACCTATCTGGATCAGCAACAATAAACTCATCGGTGTCAGCAAACACAACATACTTATAATTATTATGATCTGTTAGAAATTGCTCTCTAATTTTCTCTACTCTTTTTAATCTGAACTTTAAATATTCTTCTTTAACTGGTGGCTTTATCTTTATTTCTTCAAAGTCGTATTTCTTTTTACACTCCTCAATACTTCCGTCTGTTGTTCTGTCGTTTATCACCACAATCTTGTCAAAGTATTTAGAGTAATACTCCAACCATATTGGTAAAAACAAATTTTCATTTCTAGCCATTGTCATTGCTATATTCTGCATACTGCAAATCCCGCTTCTCTTTTAATACTTTTAAAATAATCCTTTAATTCCTTTACTGCTTTTGCGACTCCAAACTCCTGCACAGTGTAGTCATGTAAAAGCACAACTCCACTTACATGAGGTACAAACAAACTAATATCACTCTTTACAGCCTCATAGTTATGGTCTCCATCTATATGTAAAAGGTCTATTGGTGTATTCCAATTCCTACCAACAAACTCTGATGTTTTAGATATTAAAGTAACATTAAGTCCAGAAATTTCTTTCAAACACTTACCTCTAATTTTAAGGGCTTCCCCTATGTCTTTATAATGCCAATCAATATATGAATCTATGGTGGTAATATGACTCTTAGGAGATGCTAAAGCTAGCACTCTTGCAGATTTCCCAGCATAAGCACCTATCTCAACAATCTCTCCACTAACTTTACTAGCGTATTTTCTCAAAACATTATGATCTTCTTCTCCCATTAAATTACGCATATACCCCACCCATTTCCTCTAAAATCATTTCTAGTGTAATATTTATCACATTTAAACTGATCCCAAACCTCTTTATAGTAAAAAACATCATCAAACATAATCACAGTATCTTTCCAATACTGTTGGAATCTCTTAACCTCTTTAAAGACGTGTTCAGCTCCATGATCGCCATCTATATACCAAAGACCTACTTTGCTTAGATCAATCGGGAACTCTACCTCTATAGAGTTACCAAGTAACTTAACTATCTTTTTGTTATTCTTTGGCACATACTCCCAACCATCACGAATATCTACGCTATAAATCTTCCCATTTACCTCAGCAGATAACGCCAGTGATCCAACCCCCCTATCACCACCTATTTCAACTACATACTTTGGATTAAGATGTCTAACCATACAGGCTAGATACTCATAAGAGTAATTGTTTTTTTGCCAATGTGTTTTAAAAATCTCAAAATAGTATTCTGTAATTTTTTTTGCGTTACCTTCCTCAAGTAGTTTATAGAGTCCTTCGGGAAACTTATACTCCCTTGCCTCTACCACCATCTTCTCATGTAACTCTTTAGCTAACATGTGAACACTCCAAATCCAGTCTCTTTATATGTATGCCAACTTGGAAGTTCTAACTTAGGATACTCAATCTCTCTCCACGCTTTACGCATCCCTTCGTTAAGATTGATGTCATCTAAGAAGACTAAACATCCTGGTTTGAAGAACTCATCATATAGCTCTAATTCGGCATGGACTTGCTCATACGTGTGATCTGTGTCAAAGAACCAAATGTCCGTTTTTGATAGGTCTAAGTCGCCCCAAACGCTTAAATCAAGATCGTTTCCTGTAATCAATTTAAGATTATGAAAATCATCTTTAATAAACCTAAACTCTCCCTCTGGTTCTGGGATAGAACAGGCTACTAAGAGAGAATCTTCAGGCATGTGAGACAACATCATTAAAGCCGACGTGCCCGCAGCACTTCCTAGCTCTATTACCTGCTTGGGCTCAGTCTCAGCAACCACTAAGGGAAGGTACTTGTAGTAATTAGCATGACCCTGGACTATATCACCCCAACTTCCAGCCTCAACATGCTGTATATATGGCATCACTTGTGCCATGTCTATTTTCTTGCCTTCTACTTTTTCTTTGATTTCTTGTAGTCTTTTGAGGCTTGCCATATCCCCATCTCCTTTAGGTCGGGCTTATCACCCATGCTGGTAGATTTACTTTTATATGCACTCCAATTAGCCTGACACATTTTCTTATAGCAAGTTGTGGGTACGTTTCTAATGTCTGTATAAAGAATCTCCTCTTTGCAAACTGGACAGTTCTTCTTTTGTTGGACTATCATTTTGCCCTCCTATATTTAACGTGTAGTAATTGATCTTCGCCCTCAAGCAGTTCTTTAATCTCCATGCCCTGATCTTCTATCATCTTCCTTAATGTGGTAGGAGTAAAGACAACTAGGTGTCCTCTGCGATCAGTTGGACCTCTCCAATCCCAATTAGGTAAATTGCCCTCACCATTTCCATAAGGACCATTTGGAGTTGAGACATATACCCACTTGTTAGCTAGGTCTGCTAAATGCTTTAGATAAGCAGCAGGATCTATGACGTGTTCTAGTACCTCCATTGAGGAGACACAATCTACTATTTCCTTATCAAACTTAGTTACATCTCCCTGGTAGAAAGTGGTATTCTTTAATCCCAGATTTTTAGCCCTTCTCCTGGCGTGTTCTACAGCTTTCTTAGTCAAATCTACACCCACTCCTCTGATTCCTCTTGAAGCAGCAGTCGTTACCATAGATCCAACATAACAACCCATATCAAGGTAAGACTTAGCTTTGTCTTTCTTGAGGTTATCAAGCACCCAAGCATATCTCCAGTATCTCTCCTCTGCGTGTTCTGCATAGTGGGGTGGTTCTATTATCTCAAAATCATCCTTGTCCATATTCTCGTTGTGAGTAAAGTCTAACTCTTTAGGATCAAAGTAGTGGATAATCATCTTCTTGGTCTTCTCAAGCTCTGGTAGCTCTATTCCATGCTCCTCTTTAAACCTTAGAAGCATATTGTAAGCCTTGAGTGGTTCATCTTTAATGATGAGTTCTTTTCTTATGATTAGGATTGCATCTTCTAATTTCATATCGTCTCCTCCATTCCATGCTTCTGTTGCAACTGAACTGGTAAGTACCGAGCCATCTTAGGATCTTTATCTAGTACGATTCTCATAGCTCCATCAAGCTCGTCATACCTAAACTCCCTACTCCAGTCTATAGCCACATTCTTCCAGTTAAACTTGTTCCTAGCCCATGCCATCATCGGGTTACGCATCTCGTCTTGTCTCTCGTCAGTGAGTCCTGCAATTAGAGCCTCAGTGTACTTCTTTTGTGTTTCTGGCTCATAGATATCACCCTCAACTGTAATGCCCCACTTTACTGTGGTGTTTAGGGCTGCGTAGTTCACAACAACGGGCATAGCACCCCACGCTTGAGCCTTCATAGCGGATATACAGCTAATCTCACCAAAATGAGTAGGATAAGCCCAGACTCCACACTTCTCAATCCACTTCTTCATCTCTGGTTGTGAGACTCTTCCGTGATGGGTGATTCCTGGTTGATCCATCAACTTATCCATTCTATCCTTCCAAGCCATAGAAGCTGGATTGTTATGATAAAACTTAACAAAGAGTTGCCATCCATAGAAGATGTGTAGCTCTGCATCTGGTACAGCCTTGCGTACATCACCCCATACCTTGAGTAGATGCTCTAAGCCACGATCGTAGGAAGATTGGTAAATACACCAATGCTTATGTCTTACAGTTTTTGAGATGTTTGAGGTCTCCTTTATCATAATGACCTTTCATATGTTGTGATGAATCTTGGCATAGGACAAGATTTGAAATCACATTCTGTTGCTTGTTTCCATTTTTGTGGTGTACTACTTCCGTTAAAGATAAATATCTTCCCAACGCCTTTTCCATTACTAGACGATGTTCTCTTACATATCCGTGATAATCGCAATGAGGATGTTTTTTGTTCCATATTAGTATATACCCATCTTTGTCTATTCTTTTACCACCATTCCATCTTGGATTTTTACTCCCTGAAACATCTCTATTGGGACGTTTAATGAAAGGCATTTTCTTTCCCTTCCAGTATCCCTCAACATTATTCTCTTGCCAAAGTCCTTTGCACTTAAGTGAACAGAATGGTTTTGGAGTTCTTTTAATCCTACTTGGTGGTAAAGAAAGTTTTTTGTCGCACTCACGACACTTGATGATAATTGGCATAACATAATTATACCACGTCTTATGATTTTATCTCTATGTTCTTTTGTCATAAGGAAATTCCATTTCCAGAGAGCATAATTTTATTATCGGGTACATCTGGCATATTACTTCTATGCCATGGAGAAAGAACTATTATTTTAGTAATTTTTGACAATCGTTCGGGAGTATAGTCTAGTTGGTTAATTATATCGTGACACCAGATATAGGTCTTCTTAGCCTTGAAGTTCTGATCTACTAAGTCTGGTCGTCTCCAACTAACCATAATATTAAACTCATCCCTAGTATTAAACTTAAAGTAAGGAAGATACCTAACCCCGTCGTGATCGCCCTCGTCACTCGCTGGATCTGCATAGACTGTTACTTTCCACCCCTGCTTCTTGAGCTCTTGGGATAAATACATTACTGCTTCTTCTGATCCGCCTATGAATGAATCTCCTGGGTTATCTAATATCCTAGGAGACCAGTTAGTGAAAGCAGGACCGCAATAGATAGCTATCTCATCACTACCCCACTTATGAGGAGGATTAATCTGCTTCTCTAGGTCTACTACAAATGGATTCCCCCTAATGATCTCTGGAGCTGACATCATTAATGGTTTTAACTTATCAAGCTCTTTAGTTTGTTTGAGGTAGGTGGCTAGTTGTACAAAGACCTTAGTAACATCTCTCTGCTCTCTAAGTTGAGATACAAGTCTATACCTCTCGTTGAAGATCTCTTTGTCTTGGTGTAGCTCTTTTAGTTTAACCGCAGCAGCAAATGCCTCATCTAACTGAGAGGTTTGTAGTGATGCGTGGTAAACAACCTCAAGTGATCTACCCATTAGGTCTCTAGGAGTGGTGACTAGGGTGGTGTTTGGTTGTTCCATCTTAGAGAGACGATTAATCCACCATAGAGCCCTACTCCATTCCTTCTTAGCCAAATAACAAAGTGCTAAGTTAACATAGATAGAGGGGAATCTCTCATCCTCTATCATAGCGTTGTGAGCACACTTAATAGCGTTGTTGATCTCACCCATCTCACGATAAATCTCTACTAAGTACTCCCAACACTGTGATCTCTCTTCAGCCCACCCAGAGGGGTGTGGACCATTTAAATAAGTCTCAAATAGCTTCTTAGCTGAAGTGACATAAACCTTCTCCTTTGTGTACATCCATAGGTCATACTGAGCTTTAGCTAGGTAGTAGACTGGTCTGGGGTCTTTACCCTCTTCCCGTGCTACTGAGTACTCTAAAGCCTTAATGTTTCTAGGAACCGCACTCTGCATCCTCTCTTGTGAGGAGAGGTGTAGTACATCACACCTCTTATCATCTAGTTTGCGGGTTGGCTTCTGTTCTATGAGAGTCTCATGTATGGGTGCTACCCACTTATAGATACCAGTGTTCCTGATAATGCGTTCTCTTAAGTGTTCAATGAGGATATTCTTAATCTTACCATCCACAATCTCTGCCTGGTAGATGTAGTTAAGGAATACCGAGTCTAGTTGTTTCTCCTCTGCGTCTCTAACAATCTCTCTTAGCTGATCTCCTCTAAAGACATCATCTGCATCTAACCAGATCATCCACTTGTAAGACTCAGGCACCATCTTCATAGAGTAGTTGCGTGCCTCGTCAAACAAGAAGATCTTATCTCCCTCCTTAATGTTGGGAGTAAGACCAGAGTCTTTAATAAACTTTACTTCCTTCTCGGTAATGGTGTGGAAGAAGCTGTTGGGCTTATACTTTACAACCGCCCCCACATCCTCAAGAGCTTTCTTGAGTTTTTTACCCTTCATCTTAGAGGTAATTAAAACAAAAGACTTATCAACCTGTCCTTCTACTGACTTAAGACACCTTAATACGTCTTCTGGCTTCTCCTGCCCAGCCACAATCATGTGTAGTGCAATTTTACTCATGCCTTCTCCTCTATCCTCATTTTAGGAAATACTTTAGCCCACTTCGTATAGAAAGCCTTATCCATCTGGAGATCAGGATAGAGTCTGCGGATCATGTAAATTACTTTAACGGGGATATCTAGTTTGTGACGTATCACTCCTCCAGTGCCTTCTTCTCTCTCATTGCCCTTGTCTATTGAAATCCCTTTAAAGCCATCAGTAATCTTAGCGTTAGCTTTAGTCTCATCTAGGGTAGTAATGAAGGAATCAAATCTCTTGGGGTTAGTTTCTTGCCATACTCTAACAATGATCTTGAATACCTCCCAGGGGTCTTTGTTGTTCTTCTGCTTAACTATATCAGTAGCAGCATCAACGACTGAGGCTGGAGCCCATTTCAGGTTGTCGGTATTCCACTTTACGGGATCTGGTTGTGTCATTTATGTTGGGCGGTGTGGTACTTAGTGTATTATACACTATTTCCACTCAAGCCTCCGCCCCAGGCATCAGTTATTTTTGTTAACTATATTTATCCACCAGTTGCATAGCCAACTCTGCGAGCAGAGGTTCGTTCTGCGAGATATTCTAAAGCGAATTCTCCGACGATTTGACCATTTCTGCGGTCACCATCCTTGGCTAGTTCTTCCCTTACAGGGTTACGTAGATATGCGAGACGATACTTGTCTTCCTTGATCGCTATGATAGTAGGACCAGGTGTAGCAGCAGCACTTCGTACATCTTTGTGAGCCATGATTTTGTGAACACCACCATCAGACTCATAGACTGAGACAGGGCGAGTTAATCGCTTGTCTTCAGCATAAGTGAATTTGGTGTTGCCTGCTGTGAATTGAGAGATCTTCTGTTTCAGTCCGAAAGGAACTAAAATTAAATCAAAAACATCTCCGCCTCCTACATCATCCCAGACATCTTTCACCATGTTGTTAAACTCGGTTTCAGAGAGTGAACTCCCTGAGTTACGAGCGGTGAAGTGTGAAGTGATTACACTATCAAGACCAGCCATTTGCCTAGCGACACCTGAGGAACCAGAAGCTAGCGTACCATTGACGATAGCGTACTCCTGATTGTTCTTCCAGTTAACTAGAGCTTTGCTTGCCTGATAGTCGTAAGAGCTTCCCATTCCTGCTTGATCGGTAGCAATGTTGGTACCTGACACTCGGAAGGTTTGGGTAACAATGTTAGTCCAGTTTGCTCTTCGTGAGGGTTGTTCAAGATCAGAATAGGTCGCAGCAGCACCTTCAATAGATTCAGACACAGAGGTGGGACGACTAATGTAGTCCTCCTGCCATTGATGCAAGGGTTGCGTAGCAGTGGTTCTTGCAAGCATGGTTGAAAGGGGATTTTCATCAGGACTGACATCAGTAATGATATCAATCAAGTCTTCTCTCATGGACTCATCTACATCAGTAGATAGTCCGCCTGCTCTAGTGGTTTGTGTTAATAGACCATAAGCCATATATTTTTACTCCTTTCCCGTATATGTTCAAGCTCCAACGGGAGGGATTTTAGATAATCGTTTCATTATTGCCTCAGATCCTTTTGTTCCACCTCTTCGGCTTGTAGCTCGTAGAGATGCTAAGTCTTCGGAGGGCAAGCGTCTATCTGACCTCCCTGTTGCCTCCAGAGCAGCCTGCTCCTTTGGTGATATGGATTCTAAAGCCTTGCGAGCACCTTCCTTCTCAGCCTTTTTAGCTCTGCGTTCTGCTAAAGCTACGATGTCATCGGCTGCCTGCTTCATTGAGGGGTTGTTACCCTCTGCAAATTCTGTAGCCATGTAGGAAATCAGTTGCTTTTGGAATCTGTCATCAAAGTCTCCCGATTTGGGATCAAGTTCAGGGTAAGTGGCGTAAGCCTCTGCTTCCTGCTTTTCTTCTTCTTTACGAGTAAGACCCGTAAGCTGATTTTCTAATGTGCCAATCTTCTGCTGAAGATTTACCTCTCGCTGTTGTAGTTTATGTACATCAACAGACTGTGTTTCAGAGTCATACCATTCTGGTGTGCCCTGAGTCTGTGGCTGTGTTTTAGGGGAGAAAGCTCTTTCAAGCCTTGTCCTTTTTGCCCGTTCCTCTGCCAGTTGAGTTTTTAACTTCTCAAACTGTTCAGTGGTACGCTCCTTAGAGTCCTTGGGTAATTCTAATTCGGTTTCTGCTACTTTGGGTTCCCTTGCGGCTGCCTCGGTAGGTTCTACTGATTCAGAAGTTTTTTGTTCTGAGGTAGGCTTTGCCTCCTGCTGAGTTTCTGTCTCAGCTACGTTTGTTGCCTGTGGTTGGTCTGTCATACCAGCCTCCTTTTTATTGCCTTTAACGATAGGCATATCGGACATCCAAGCTAATTGCCTGGGATAGAGGTTAGCCCCTATCTCAAATAACTAGCGAGCCATGTGCGTAGATGTGTCCCTTCCTCTCTTCCCATCCAGGGGATAGGGTATAGCCTACTCCACACTTACATTCAACCTGACTCCCCTTAGTGCGTACAAAGTGATGTTCACACTTTGGGGAATCGGTCATCTTCGTTCTGTTAATGTCCGCACTATCCCACATCTTATCATCGCTTGGTGGTAATGCGTCTAACTTCATTTTTTAACTTTTTTTTTCTTCCTCTTACCTCGTGCTGGTTTTCCACTCTTAGTATATATAGCCATTAGGATCTCCCTTCAATACCTTCTATGTCTGCAATCACTTGTGGTGCTGTAGCTTGTTGGGTGGTCTGTCCCCATTTAACAGTAGCGTTACTTGCTAGAGTTAGATTGTTGCCCACATCTGGCAAGACATGAGTTTGATTAGCTCCAAAGTTCCATACGTAACCTTCACTGTCCATTACAAATGGTGCTTCTGTCTGATCTTTCCCCTCTTGGGGTTCTTGTTTGATTCTTAGGTTTCCCATAATTATCTCCTTATTTTCCTATTTGGTATTCGTTGTGCTTTTTAAATTTCTTTTTATGTATTGTTTTATATGCGTCTATATTACCATCAAAGTACTGCATTATTTCTACTATTACCTTTTTCAAGGCACTGGTTGCTAACGCTGCGTATGTAAACCCCTTCTCATCACTGAACTGGCTGGGGTCCGGGAACGCCTGGTTGAGCTTGGTTTCCAGTAGGGGTTTGAGGTAATCCACCCACCCCGGGTGCTCCGAGAGCTCCTTGACCGCCGATGCCTGGCGGAGTGATTCCTTGTCCTGGTCCGAGAGCTTCATTTTGAGCCTCCAATTTAGAGAAATACTTATCAGCGTCTTTAGTACCTAGTTTTTCAAAGAAGTCTTCCATAGCTTCCTTGAGCTTGAATTGATAGCCCTCTAAGGCTAGTTGTTGTCGTGTGTTGGGATCAGTGTTTAAGTCTATCATCTGTTTAGCTGCTGCTATCAACTGTTGGTCATCTGGTACAACCATACTCTCAATGTCTGGGATAAAGTCATACATCCCACCTAGATCATCTGGTTCTAAGATAAGGTGAGCTAGCTCATCGCCTGGCTCCATAGTCATCTTAGCGAGTCTCTCACCATCTACATCTACTGGATAGGTAGGAGTTGCAAAGTCTTCAGGGTTAATCTTCCCCTCTGCAATAAGATCCTGCATCTCTAGCTGTACTTCTTCTGGTTGTCCTTCACCATGCATGATAGCTATAGCCTCATCAGTTACTTCCATCTCATCTAAGCCACGTTGCTTAAAGTAGCGGATAGCATCCTTGCCTACGATTCTAATTACCTTCTGTTGTTCATCTGGGGTAGAAAATAAGAACTGCTTGTTCATCATAAACCACATCATCATCTGCTTCTTGAGTGCTTCTGATAAGAACAACTGATTGTAGTTATCCCTAGCATTACGTTGCATAGCACTATCTCTAATCTCAGTGGCGGTCTTATCTGCTGCTCCTGGGTCTAAACCTGACACTCCCTGTGAACTCTCACCTAATGCCTCTTGCATAGCACCCACCATGAAGCGGTAGGTAGAGGCAAACTCGGTTACACCAGTTGGTGAAGACTCGTGAGGAGTTACATCATCTGGATTGTTCATTATCCACTTAGCTCCTGGTCCAAACTCAATGGTGTGCATCTGTACATTAGCAGCTCTAATCTTTAGAGGCGTGTACAAACTCATGTTTATAGCGTCTAGATACTGGTTAACTAAGGCATTTGTGGCTTTTTGGAGTGTCTGTACTGGTTCTATCTCACTAAGCCCGTAAAGGTCGTCATCAACCTGATAATACCGAAGCATAACTACAGGTATCTGACCATGTTCCATTGGGTTAGGAATGTCTCTTAGTACTACACCATGCTTAGGTGCAAAGGTTACCCACCTATCCTCACTGTACTCAGTGACCGTTTCTATAGTTTTGTTGAACTCATCTTTACCGAGGAAGTCCTCTAAGCCCTTAATAGACTTGTTCTTGGAAGTCCAGTTGTCATCTCTAGTATCTCCGCCACCCTCACCCTCTTTAGCTAGTGCATCACCTAGTATGTCTAGGTTCTTATAGATAGGTTTAGTGCGGGAAGCGTCATTAACTGACTTTAACTCATCTAAGGTTACATACTCACGATACTGGAACCATCCCTTAACAGTAGAGTATGAAGGATTAGCGAGCACATCTCTGTTTACTAGAGGCTTAAAATCTGGTCCATCGTAAAAGATTTGACTCTTACCAACCATCTTACCCTTCTTATTCTTAGCTTTCTTAACTCTTCTCTCAAACCTCCACTTACATAGAGCAAATGATGCTCCATACTTTCTAGTGTTCTGATCCATCATTGCCCATTTAGCTAACATTGGCTGACTGTCTACTCTTTCATTCTCATCCCACTGGAAGCTAAGTAACTCGTTGTTAATTCTAGCTCCCAGGGTGTCACCACCCTCACGAGGTACCATCCGCCCCCTAGGCTTGTTGGCAAAGAGTCTTGCGGTTTTCTCAAAGATTGCAGTGAATACCCTGGGATCAAATACAACCGCATTGTAGGGATGATTGGCTTCGTCTATATAAGACCTAAAGAGTTCATCTTTAGTATCCCAATCACCTTTACGCTGATCTAGGTCTTCTGTTGCCATTTCATAATGGCGAATCATCTTGGAAAATTGTTTACGTTCGTCTGTGGTGCCCCTTGCAGGGACTTGTTCTGTTTGTCTAGCCATAAAAAAAAGACCCTTACGTACCCTCTTGCGAGGCGAATATGGGTCTCCTTACTTTTCGTATAAAAGACTTATTCCATAATAATACTAAATCTATTGTTGGTTGTCTACTGGTAGGCTACCAGAAACTATCGTTTTGTCTTCAAAAGCTACATCCATGGTCTTTGGTAGATTCTTAATCATTGATTTTTCAATAAATCTAGTGAGCGACATATCAGTTGCTGCGCAGTAGAGTTTAGCACGTTGTAGAACATCTCTGTTTAAATATAGGTTAGTTCTTTTAGTACTTATTTGTTTTTTCATACAACCTTACTGTCTACGGGCATATTGAGTACATCACTCTCGTTGCCTTTGATCTGTGTAACCATCCTTGCCTTCATTAGTATTGTGACTTCTCCATAGCCTGAGCCTATGTCTAAGTTGCCTAGCATCCTAATTACACGTGGAAGTATTAGTGGATTAACACCTGTTTGCATTAGAGCCACCTTAATCATGTACAACTCAGGGTCAATCTTACGCAACATTGTTAAGTACTGTTCTTCGTTTGATTGTTGTTCGTTAGGTTGTGTCATATTCTGTACTTTGCGGTGACAATAGTTGTCTTTTACTCAAGAGAGTGTTTTATTATAAGACTATTTCCCTATCCTCCATCTCTTAGTGTTGTATTGTACATCATATCTCTCTTGCTTCATGTAGTTCATGCAGAAGTATCTAATGGTGTCCATAGCATCATCCTCATGTTTAAGCGGAGCTTCCTTCACTATTCCCTGTGCTTTGTTCTCCATCCAGTGATATCTTTCAAACTCGTGAGCAATCCATTCTAAAGAGGTATCAAACATCAGGGTTGGTTTTCCAGTGTCTTTTCTGACCTTTAAGAGGCTCGCTACCTTCTGGATTCCCATCTTTACACTGTCAGGACCCTTTTCAACTGGTTCAAAGTGTATCCCTCTTACATCTAGCTCATGTAGGTTAAGCGGAGCTGCTGAGTCTCCAACGGGGTTAGTCATCATCTTAGCTCCGTCTTTAATCTTAATTGCATCAGCCATTTCATCAAATCCCATACCTGATTGGTACACACCATCGTAAGCATAGATCTCACTACCATTATGGTTGATAGCAAACCAGATGATTGCTGTCTTGTGTCCGAATCCAAAGTCAATAGCCCTGGTGGTAGTCCATCCTTCTACATAAGGCACATCTACCATGTGAGTCTTTCTATCAAAGTCCTTGTAGATCAGACCACTCATCTTCCTAAACTCACCCATGATCTCTTGAGCAAAGGAATCTTCATCCATCTCAGCTTTAGTAGCGTCTATTTCTTCATCGGGAATGTGAGGATTATCGTATGTGGTGTAATGGAAGTATGTCCAATCAGGGTGAACCTTCTCTGTCATCTCTTTGAAGTGATTGAATCCATTAGGAGTAGAGATAAACCAGACATCAGCTACAGAGTCCATGAGTGTAGGACGCATTACCTTCCATACCTCATCCCACCTAGTCATAAAGGCAACCTCATCAAATACAGCGAGGTCTATTCTCACACCTCTTAGGGAGTCAGGGTTGTCTGCACCCTTCAGTAGTAATTGTGATCCGTTCTTGAATAGGATTAATAGTTCTGTTTCATTCTTCTTGCTTACACTCCAGTCAGGAATGAAGTCTACCAACATAGCCCACATGATTTGCTTTGCCTGTCTATAGGTTGGAGCCACATACCATACGATAGAGTTCTTATTGTTGTTGCAGTAGTCCACCATCTTTAAAGCAGTAAGATAACTCTTCCCTGCTCGTCTACCACAATTAATAACCTTATACCTATGGGGGTCTTTCCACACCTTAGCTTGCCACTTAGACAGTTTTGCTTCGTTCATTTTTCAATGACTATTGTGAAGGGGAGTTTTTCTCCGTCTTTACCTGATAGTTCTTGTGATTTAAGATCGGGAACGCATTTATTAAGTAGTGCTCTAGCTGCACCTGTTCTAGCGTTAGAGTTGTCTCCGTGTTGCATTTCTCTTACTAATACTTCTATAGCTTCTAGTGCGTGTGAGGATGCCTTAGAATATAAGGCTTGTTTACTTACGGGTTTAGTCCCCTTTTTCTCTGGTAAGTTGTCTCTTTTGGACATGCGACCAATATACCATTATTATACTACTTTGTCTTCTTTTCTCATCGTTTCTTTTAACATCATAAAGAATGTTTGTGGATCATATCCATGAGTTTCCTTGAGGTGGAATAGGTATTCTGCATTCCATTGATTGTCGTATAAAATCTCTTTAAACTTCCTCTTACACATGAAACATTTATTAGAGTAGAGTACTGGCATTACTTTTCTCATTCCTTTTGTTATTTTCATCTATTGTCCTTTTGTACTCTTCTACGCTTAGATTGCTTGAATAGATTAAGTCTTGGCACTCGTAACAGTACTTACCTACACCTAAGAAGTTCTCTCCGCATCTACATACTCTTTGTGGTTTACCCTTCTTCTTATATGCCATTCTTCTTCCTTATCATTACCATGGCGCTACCCCTCCTCTCAACATAGCATCAAGCCATAGTATAGCTATTGATGTCAGTAGAGCTATTATTAGCCATTTAATCATTTGTGCCATTATTACTTTCAAAAAAATCATTAACCAGCCTTACATGATCTTCGTGTATTTTTTTAAGTCCAAGCAGAAACTCCATTCTCCACCTCCTACTCTCATCATCCCTACCTGCATACTTATCCATAGCTTCTCCTATGTCTGAGTTGCATTGACTACATCTTGAGTCAGTGTTTACTTTGTGGTCGCAGTGGGTTGGTATTTCTTCAACCATTTTATTTAAACTTTCTTCAGTAACCTCACACTCTGATTCATCAAGATTTCTACCGCATACTGGACATATACTTTCATTCACAATTACTTTATCA